TTATGTACTGCTAGTCCAACGATCTCGCGCACAGTCTCGTTCTCGTAACTTGCGTGGGCTTTGGCGTAGGTGGTGTCGTCCAGCAGGCCGGTCAGCTTGAAGGTCAGCTTGGGGCTTGCAGCTTCCTTGTCGAAGCCAACCTTCATCACTAGGGCGTTGTACGGAATGCCACGGGTCTCGGCGGCTTTGACGGCCTCTGCAAAGGCTTTACGCGATGCAGGCGGTACACGCAGTAGGAACGGGTCTTCAATGTGCGATGGGTCAGCTACAGCGAGTCGTGTGTTCATGGAGCACTCAGTGCCGACACCGCCAGATTTCCCACCCCATACTGCACGGGCGCATATTTGGCATTTCTTAGACTGCGGCTCTTGAGCCTCTGGGCTAGGGGCGATGCCGTCGTTGGAGAAGCAGGAAGGGACTGCGCCATCGGACTCGCCTTCCACGTAGGCTTTAGCGTAGAACACACGGCTCTTCGTGTTAGCACGCACAACTGTAAGCGTGATGTTTTGCATGACTTCATCTGGCTCGTCTTCGCGCATCAAGACTTTCTTCTCGCCGTCTTTGGACAAGGTGAAGACTTTGCCCTTGATGGACAGCACAGGAAAACTTGCGCTTGCGGAGACCACATCGCGGTTGATGCTTGCCAGTGCTGCTTTGTTAGCGAGGTAAGCGGGGAGGGCGGCACCATTGCCGAAGGGAATGATATTTGACATTTATTTTCCAGGTTTAAATTAACTTCTAAGAATTTGCACAACTACCGCTTCACGCCAGTTTAGACCTGGGGGCAGGTCATCGTTGGCAGCACGGTACTCATCTACGGCGGTCTTGTTGACCCGCTTGTCTAACATGTTCCACAGCTCATTCTCCTTGATGAAGCTTAGAGCTATGTCCCAATCCGCCACTGTGGCGCTCGATGTGGTCTTTTTGTAAGCAGTCCCTGCTGCAGTTTTCACTGACAACTGGCCGCTCTCGTTCATAGAAGTTAGAAGCCACTTCTCTATCTTGTCCATGCCTTGGTCATACTTAGCTTTATCAGCCTCGTACTTGGCCTTGAGCACCGCTTTCGCGTCTCGCATCGCTATGTATCTTTCAACAACAGCGGCCTGATCTATAACTGTAATCATAGCCATTTCTCCTTCTAGTGTAAACTATTATAACTAACATGTGTTAGTGCTTCAAGCGTTTTTTTGGTTCATCGGACTTCCTTAAGTAGTTCCAAAAGTAGACCCTGCATCTTCTCTTTTCCTTGCAGGCGGGCGTAAATCTTCCTCTCCACGTCGGTCGCTTCGATGTTTACGATCAGCGTGTTGAGCTTCTGTCCGGGGCGCACAATTCGGGCGTTAGCCTGTTGGTACGTCTCGTTGGAATTTATGGGGGCAAACCAAACTATCACGTTAGCCTTGGTCAGCGTTAGTCCGTGAGACAAAGTGCCGGGGTTAGCGACTAACACGCGAGGGTCTTTGGCCTGTTGGAACTCTTGAAAGATGATGTCCCGCTTGGTCTTGCTAGTGTCCCCGTGAACGATGGCGACCGAAAAGTGCTTGGCTAGCTCGGCAGCAACAGCCTTTAGCGCAGCGGTCAGCGGCACGAACACGAGCACCTTGCCCTCGGCCTCCTCGATGATTTCCCTAACCAGCTCGATGCGGTTGGTGGCCGGTATCGCCACTTCCCCAGCTTCTCCGTAAGCCACGCCACAGCAGATTTGGATCAGCTTACTGAGCTTGACCGCTTCATTAATCGCACTGATCGCACCCCCCGCCGTCTCGGCCTTGAGCTTCTTGAGCATGTCGTTGAACGCTACCTTCTGCTCAGCCGTCAGTTCAGCTTGGCGGGTAACGAACGTGGTGGGCGGTAGATCAATGCAGTCTTCTCGGCTGAACCGGATGCTCGGCTGCATGGCGTGCTTCACCAAATCTAGCGCGCCGTCCCTGGCTCCCCACTTGAACTTAGTGAGTGGGCGCATTACCGAGTCCCTGAACTGCCCGAAGTACTTTGGCACTCGGCTCGGCTCGATCAAGCGGCACTGCGCCCAGGCATCGGTTGGCGCATTGGGGGTGGGCGTGCCGGTCAAGCCCCAGACCCAGCTCTTCTCTTTAACCAGTCTGAACAGCGCCTTCCAGCGGTCGGTGGCGGCATTGCGGAAGCTTGCAATCTCATCGATGACGATAACGTCTAGCCCTTCCTTTTCGGAAAGCATGCGAAGTAGCTCTTTATTTTTTAAGCCGTCGTGGTTGATGATGTAAACGTCGTGGTCTACGGCCAATAGCTTTTGGCGCTTCTCCTGACTCCCGTGCAGCACGGCGAAACTCATGTCAAAGAAGTTTGTAAAAATCTCATCGCCCCAAGCCCGCTCTAAGGTAGACAGGGGAGACACAACCAGCATTCGCTTGACCGTGCCCGCCTTGCGCAGGTAGTCGAACGCCCACAAAGCGGCTAGCGTCTTGCCGCTGCCCATGCCGTTTAAGCAAAAGGCGCGGGGATTGGTAGTCAGGAACTCCGCAGTGGCGCGTTGGTGGATGAAGGGCGTGAACTTGCCAGGAAACTCGTAGTAGCTAGATATGGGGGCAGGTGCATCAAAGCCTAGGTTCTTCAGCACGCGAACCTCGTCCTCCCTGTGCGGCACTGCAACCAGCGTATGGCCCTTGACTTCCACGACCTGCGCCGTGGGAATCACCGCAGTGATGCGCTCAGGGTTACGACTGTTTATCAGCAGCTTCTTGTGTTTTTTTACTACGAGCATTTAGTTTTTCCAGTACGTCGGAAGGTTTAAGGTGGGTGTATCGCTTCAGGGTGGCCCAACTGCGGTGGCCAGAGATAAGCGAAACTTCTTGTATTTCTAGTCCCTGTGCAAACAGTCTGCTGATACCCTCATGCCGCAAATCATGAAGGTGCAAGTCTTCGATACCTAGCCGATTACAGGCTCGCTGGAACCCGGCGGAGACCGACTCGGGGTTATATGGAAAGATACGGGCATCTATCTTGGGCAGCTTATCTATGATTGCTGCAGCGGGGGCCGGCACAGGGATAGTTTCATTTCGAACTCGGTGCTTGTCTTTGGTGTCGTATAGCGTGATCTGAACCCCGTTGTAATCTTCCCATCTCATCTCGCACAGTTCCTCACGGCGGCGCGGTAGCTCGATGGCTAGGCGCAAGTAGGCGGCCATGGGAATCTTAGTTGAGGGGTAGGCAAAGATTCTTTTGAACTCGGCTTCCAGCCGGTCTAGCTCATCCTCGGTAGGGCGGCGCTCCCTGACCTCGCTCTTGTGTACTACGCCGATTCGGCTAAGCGCGTTGATAGCGTCTTTAACAGTGTCTCCGTTAATGTCCAGACCGTACATTGCTTTGGCGGCATTAAGCATCCCTTGGATGGTGGTCAAGTTATGCAAGATGGTGGCTCCGCCGGTTTTGCCGGTCGCAGCTCTTCGCGTAGCAAAATCGGAGAACACCTTTGAAGTAAGCGCTGAGAGCTTAACGTTAGCAAACTCGCCAGACAGTTGGTCAAGCTCCCACGCCATTTGCCTTCGGATCGGCTTGTCGGGGTCTACGGAGCTTAAAGTTTCCTTGTACTTTCCAAGCAGGTCGCCTAAAGTCTGAGTAGCTAGCAGGCGCTGAGGGATGCCGTGGACTTCGATGACTGCTTCAGCTTTCTTAGCCCACTCTTTAGCCAGCTTCTCGGTTTTGAAAGTCCGCCTCTCCTCGTACACTAGGACACCATCTTTCTTCTTACGAATCCAAGCCTGCCATGAATCACCACGTTGCCTTATCAGTGCCATATTTATATCCAGTGTGCCTAAGTGTGCCAAGTGTGCCATTGGCGGTGTGCCAAGTCTATCATGGCACACTGTTTGGCACACTTATATCTCAAAATAGAGCATAAATACACTAACATAAACAGACTCAAAATGAACTTTACAGAGGTAAACTGGGCTAGAAGAGTTAGTGTAGCACCTATGATGGACTGGACGGAGACCCGCATGGATGCTAGCTTTCAAGACATTTCAATCCCCCATGAGACCTTTGGCACACTAAGCAGTGTCGGTCTGTCCAGTCAAACTTGAGAGTTGGCCCAGTCAACTTGCGCAGTGGCAGCTTGAGCATCTATGAAGGTAGCAAGGTCTTCAACTTTCACCATCCAAGGTGAGCGTTGGTTTGCAATAGGTCTGTATGCAGGGAAGGGCAGTTCATGACTACTCGCCTTGCGAAGTGCCACTGGATAGCTCAGACCAAGATACGGTCCGCAGATGTCGATCAGCTTAAGAGTTGGAGCTTTGTGCACAGCTAGTAGCTGAAGTTCTGTTGGTGTCATTTGCGCTCCTTCTTGCTGGTCTCGGACTTCATGGAGCCACTGGGATTACGGCTGAAGCTGCGATTAGATGAGGCGGATTCCAGCTTGGTGTTGGCTGCCGTTGCGCTGCCGCCTTTAGAAAAGGCAACCTTGTGACTCGCGTCCTTGCCGTCACCTTTGGAGCCGATTCCTGCTTTTGTAAGCTCGCGGTTCTGCTTTACGTTATCTGCGCGGTGAGCTCGTGCATCGGGTTTGGAATCAACAAGCGCACCTTGTTTTACGTAATCCCGTTTACCGTTGGTCATGTATGGCATCAAAATACTCCTTCAAGTTGGGACACGTCGTCGATGACGATCGACCGGCCACCGGCTGCACTGATAGCCTGAAGTTGGCGTTCCTGCATGGTGGTCGTGTTCTTAATCTTTCCTGGGGCCTTGGTCTCGATGCCCACGAAGCGGCCTTGGTGGCAGACCAAGAAGTCCGGGACACCGCTCGAGCCAAACCCAGTTCCAGCAGGCATGGTGTACCAAGCACCTAGAGTAGCAAGGTACTTCTTGACTTCAGCTTTGACCTTGCCTTCGGGCGTCATATCGGAACAGCCGCTTTAAGAGCTACTAGTCTTTCAATGTCCACCGTCAAGTCTTCAATCTCATCAACTGCATTTCGCAGGTGATCTAAATAGACTAACTGCTCGTGAGTCGGATAGCGCAAGTTATCTAGGTACTGGATAACTTCTTTGGTTGTCAGATTTGTTAGTCGCATTTGATTGTCTCAGTTTTCTGACGGGGGGTATTCATGTTAGTCTTTTCCACAGAATTCGCAGAGTGTTTTCCCTACTGGGCACCAGTTTTTGCATAAACCTGATGGCCGAGGCAAGAACTCATCGGTAGAAACTGAAGTTTCCATCCGCTTAACCCTCGGTAAAAACTCCTGCCAAATTCCTGGCGCATCGCTTTTGCTGAAATCTGCTGTGTCTGTCTTGTTGTAAGCCAGCCAGAGATAGCCAGTCTTAACCCGCTCTAGGTAGGGATGCATCGCAAATGTGGTGGCTGCAAACAGCTTGAGCTGGTCGTGGTCGACCTTAACCTTGCCCGTTTTGTAGTCGAGGATGACCGCAGATGTGGGCTGGATGATTGCCAAGTCAATGACGCCGCGAACCCAAGCGTCCTTTGCAGAGAACTCTGTTGGGCGTAAGGTGTTAGTAAGCGCGAACTTGGTTTCAACTAACTTGCGTCCTCGTGCAGCCCGCAGTTTCTTAACCAATGGAGCATAGTTAGTGTATTTACTAGCTAACATCTTTTCACCAGAGACGGCGTCTTCCAGTGCCTTGTGCACCTCGTTGCCATGTATCGTAGCCTCGGTCTGAGGCTCCCGAATTAACTTGTCGATCTTGGTAATCTTGAACCTGCGGGGGCAGGTCTCGTAGGCTGTGAGGCTGGAGTAACTCCAAGGGATGACGCTGCTCATCTCACAGTACCATTTAAGCGGTCGCCTACCAGCTTGGCATAGCCAGCAATGTCATCCCACGAGTCAGCGTAGTTAGGGTCACCATTTAAAATGCGGGCGATCTTGTGAACCACCATCTCCAGAGACTCCATCTGGTCATCGCCTAAACGAGTCCAACCGGGATGCCTGTGCATGACCGACTTTAGGTCTTGAGCGATCTTTGCCTGACCCACAAAAAGGCCATAGCGCGAACCTCGTTCTGCAAGAATTGCAACAATATCGGTGTGTGTGTTAGCGCCCATAGTGCAGTATAGCTTGATGTATGTCATGTTGTGTTAGTTTATGCACTAACTTGCGCAACTAAATTTAATTCGGTTGTTGTGGTCTTAGTTCCCCAATGAAAAAACCCACCGAGTGGTGGGTCTGTAGATCGTGGAGCGTTGCTCAGCTCTTGTAGGGGTCGAACTCCAGTGCTTGCAGCAGAGCTTCCAAGGATGCGTCCGGTCTTCTGCGCTGGCTCTCGGGTTTAACTGCTTCAGCCCGGGCTCGGGTTTCCCGCTCGTCAAGATCGGAGTCCACAGCGCTCCAGAACCTAGCCAAGGTCTCTTGCATCTTCTCTTTCTCTAGCTTCACACCATGCGGGCCTCGAGCTGCCTCCAGGAAGCGATCTCGCTGTTCTTTCCATGCAGCCGACTGACGGCGCATAAATTCGAGGCGGGCAGTGCCAATCAGCTTTTCTCGCTCTGGGCGGAGCATGTTCTCGATCGCAGCAGCACGACGTTCTCGCTGCCTTTTCTGGTCCATGAACATTCTCATGTACTCAGTTTTATCGTACTCGTCCGAAGCTTTGTCTTTGGTGAGCCGATCAAAACCAGCCTCTGCCCGTCGCTTCTCTACAAGCTCGATCACTCCGTCGTAGCCGGTAGGGTTTGACTTTTTAAGAGCGATGAGCGGGTTCAACACCGCAGCATCACCACTGAGCTTGACGGGGAAGTTGTTAGTGGCGATGGGTAAAAGCACCGTTAGTGCTTCAAACATTTCGTGAGCTCGAGGTGATGCTATCAGGGCATTAACTGCATCCCGCAACAGTTCTCTGTCAATCATTTGATGTCCTAGTAGTAGTGGTCAGTTAGTTAGCTCATATCGTTTAATTCGCGTATATGTTAGCTAATTTATGTTTTGATGTGTTAATGATACACCTAACCCTAGCCCGAACATGGACATCTGGATACCTATTTAAGGAACTAACTTGTCATGGTAGTAAATGTCACCGTAGTAGAAACAAATTGTCATACTAGTAAATATAAGCAACTGTTATTTAGCCGCCCCATAGGTCTGCGCCACGTCTCCACTACTAGATACAACAAGCCCCGGCCACCACCTAGGCGACTGACCCATAACCCGCTGCAGCTCAATTAACAAGCCATCTGCCTCTTTTTCAGGCACGACATAAACTAACTCATCGTGAACTCGCAGGGCAGGGCGCAGCCTGGTTGATTTAAAAAAGTCTAACGCGCAGTCAAATATAGAGTCCCGAGCTAACGCCTGAACAATGTTCTCGTCGATCTTTCCAGCGTAGATGCGTGCTTTGTGCCTGCTATTTGCGTAGACCCACTCTTGCTTATCTGTTTTTTCGTTAGTCTCTTGGCGCAGGTCAGGGTAGCGGATAACACGCCCGCTCGGCAGATGGATACCTTGCTTACTGGTGTACGTCATGCCCCATGGATCGATCTTGGCTTCTCGGCCATCATAAATATCTTGCAGTGCAGCATGGCAAGTTCTCCAGCCCGTGACGATTTCAGAGTACTCGGTACGCCAGCGGAACGTAGTGACCTCTGCATCGGGCAGGGACAGCTCAATGCCGCCCATTAGTTTGGCAACTCTCTGAAAGGTAGGCGCACCGGCTCCGAACCCGAGGCCGAGCTGGGCAACCTTAGCAAGCTGCCGCTCTGACTTAGTGACCTTGGATACATCCTTGAGGTACATGTTGGCTGCGAACGACTTGTACAAGTCAGCATCTTTATCCGCCTGGTACAGCTTCATACTGGAGCCGACCTTCCATAGGAAATGGTTGACCCGCAGCTCGATACCGGACTGGTCAGAGACGATCACCTTGTAGCCCACTGGGGCGCGTAGGCAGTTACGCAGCGCATCGCTAGTTTTAGGGGCAGGGCCGATCCTAGGTAAGTTCTGAGGGTTGTAGTCCTCTCCACTATCTCGTCCCGTGGTGTCAGCACCGCAATATCTCAGCGGGATAGGCAGCTTGCCGCCCGCTAAGTTTCCAGCAGTCAGGAACTTCTGGATGCGAGTCTCGAGCAGGGTGGACTTAACTTCCAACCTTACTCGTGTAGCCTCGGCCACGATGGGGTTGTCGTGCTCTTGCATGTCGGTGAACGCTTCGTCTGACTTGGCCAGTGCAGGCACCATCTTGCCGCTTTCTGGGTCTGATGGGCTTGGCTTCATCGGCACTTCAACGCCTTGGGCAACAAGAATCTCCGAAAACTTGGCGGCAGACGCCATTTGGGAGCGAACCTCCTCGACCATGTCCTCTTGCGGGCGGGCATCACCAGCTTCATCCAAGCTAGACACGCTTAGAAGCTTTGCTAGTGTCATCAGCGATTTCAGTTTCTTGTCCCGCTCGATGCTTAGCGCAGCCTCAAGCATTGGCTTATCCAACACAAAGGCCGGCTCAGTACGCATGCGGGTCATGGCATCGATCTGCCACATCTCAGCACTGGTGAATTGCTTGCGAAGTATTTGGAACAGGGCATAGCACTGCTCGGTGTCGGCCTTGTTGTAGGTCCGCATGTGCTCCAGCTCCTCCTCGGTGAAGTCGGCCAAGTACTTGCCCTTTGTTGCTAGAAGCACAGCGTTGTTCTTCACGCCTAAGTTGTAATGCTCAACCAGCTTGGCAAGCGAGACGCCGCAGGTCTTTGCGTGCAAGGGACGAGCCATGGCTGCGGTGCACATCCACATGCGCGGGGTAAGGCCGAACCTGTAGGCCGCAATGTAAGCGTCAAACCCAAGCATGTTGTGGCCAAGTAGAGCGCCGTTATTGATCTGTGCGTTGAGTGACTTGAAGGCTCGGCGAATATCGGCATCGCCAAATAACACGTTAGTCTCTCCCGCGTTTACCTTGATTGAACAGGAGATAGTCTCGAACCTGTCGCCCATGACGTACTCAAGCGGGCTGAGCTTAGTCAGTGAATAGTCGCTTGCCCAGTAGGATTCGAAATCTAGTGTGATGATGTCCATTTACTTTCCTTAGTAGGGTGCGGGCAATCGGCGGGCACTTCGACAGCGCAGTAGACAGCAACCCATTGGCCTCTGTACGGGCCAGTCCAGCGGTCCGCATAAACATCAACCATTGTTTGTAGCGACTTGCGCACAACCCTTGTGTCAATTTGCAGAGCTATCTCAATCTGCTTAGCGGTCAGTCCGTCAGTGCCAGTCAAAACGTCTCTGATTCTTTGGTGGTGTGAGTTCATCGCATGGCTTTCATCTTGTCTATCCAACAAACCGCACAGTACCACCTGTGTGATGACGTTTGAATGCCGCCTTCGGGGGCACGCTTTTCTTCACATAGGTGACACAACTTAAAAGGCTGACCGTTGATAGAGCTGCGAGGCATGGCAATTTGGTGTGTTGCAAAACTCATTTCATATCTCCGAGAACGTGACTGTTGAGTCAAGCTTGCGCAGATCGGCTGCAGCAGCAATCAAATATTTATACCTTGCATTGATCTCACGTATCGGTAGCTCGCCATCACAGCTGAGATTCTCTGGACTTAAATGGAGGTCAATCGAATCAGCAACTTTTTGTCTACCCTGTGCTGTATTTATTTCAAACCTACATGGACCTATAAGCGCCCACCTACCATTGATATCTTGGACAGACGTTCTTTCTCTGTCTAAGTATTTCTGCAACGACTTCATGTTAATCCTTCAAGTAGTTCGGCTTCGATTCTGGAATAGTCGGCATCTGTCATCTTTGACCGAAGCCATGGAGCGAGACGGCCGCGCCTGTCGTGGATAGAGAACTCAATCTCTGGGTACTCTTCGGGATAAGAGTAGTCAGCCGCCCCACCTAACTGGGCGGGGCTACCGGACTGGTAGCTCACCACGTGAGCTTGGCAGGGTATGCCGCTAATGGTCGTGTTCATCTTGCCTCCAATTGCTCACAGTAGGTAACCGACCCAGTTATCCACCTAGCAAAGAGAAGATCAAGCTCAGCAACAAACTCAGCGTTTGTGCAGTTGAAGTTGTTGTACAACCAACCCCCCATCTCTTCGGTGATCTCGTAGTCAAAGACACCAGGGCAGTCGAAGTCTGGGTGTAACTCCTCGGCCTTGGCGTACCAAGCCTCAACAAGCACGGCCATGTCATCACACTTGTCTACTACCCCCATGAAACCTGCATTGGAATGGGGCCACGGCCTTAGTGGGGTACTCTCGCGCTCTGAGCTCAGGCCTATGAACAGGTAAATTGCAGTTGTGGTTTGGCTCATGCGCTATGTCTCCATGCCCTGCGAAAGGCGTAAATGAAAGTCATGCCGAAGCGGCGATAGAAGTAATAAAGGCGGAAGAATGTCATGGCTTTTTCTCCGTTATGAAGTCGTTGCGACCATCAGTCTTCATCCCTACGTGCAGCATTAGCCTGCTTAGGCGGGTCTCAATGCGAGCCATCCGCTTGTTCTGACTGTCTGCCGAATGTTGTAGGTCTTTAACTAACGATGTTAGTGTATCAGTGTTAGCTATCTTACTAACACTTTCTTTTGGCTCACCCGAAACATAGGCAGCGTTGCCGCTCATCTCGGTATAGAGCCTAGCTTCTTTCTGCGCTGCACAATGGGTGCTGAACTCGCCCAGTAATGTGTTGTTGTGGTTGTAGGCCTTGAAGGTCATGATGCGATTTTCCTTATGCGGTAGGCCTTGGGGTCGTAGTCTGTAACGTGGCCAAGCGCAACTGCATCTTTTAACTCGAGCAGATGCTTCTTCAGGTCTGCATCGGCCTCGGCACGGGTGTTAAACCGAACGGGCTCGCCGTTGACCGAATCTACGCTCTCCCATGTTTCGTAGACAAAGAGGGTTTGTACTTCGTATGTCATTGTTGTTCTCCAAGTTCGTCGCAACAACACCCGAACCCATCAACTGCGGGGCAGTCGGGGTGATGCTCTTTATCGTCTTCATCCACAACAAAGCTAAGGGTACGCAACCCTTCAAAGCTTTCCACAATCTTGAATTCAACCTTTGCCTTGTCGAGTAGTTCGTATAGTTTCTTGGGTGTCATCTCAATACTCCCTAGGTAGTATGCAGGTGAACGTGTTGTCCCCGTTGTCGCATACATAGAACATCCAACTGCCTTGCGGCATGTCGGTGTAGTCGATCTTGCGAGTCCACAAGACAACATCTCCGCTGCCGGTCATGGTCAGCACGGCCTTGCCGTCCTTGACTACGGATGACACACAGCCCATGTACTCACCCTTGGATTTCAGGATGGCGGGTAGCTCAGTAGCAAAGATGTCGATGAGCCAGTGGCACCCTGCGTCTGCGCAGTCACGCACGCCATCTGAGAAGGCGAAGTTACGTACCAGTGGATGGCGGATGAGAACGTTGGCCCCGTTACGATACTCGTTGTAGGCCGTAGTGAATGCAGTGTTATCCATTTGATTCTTTCGTTGTAAAGCCGTTAAATTTCCTAGTCAGATACGCGTTCAAAACTCTTCTCCCATTCGACTCATCTTGCGAAGAATCGCGCAGTCAGAGCGCAGCCGACCAATCTCAAGTATCAGTGCGGCTACCCCTTGCGCTGCTTGATCCGGTGCGTCCATGCACCACAACTCTAGGTCATCGACACCTAACTCATTCAGGTCATCGAACACGCTAAGGAAGGGGACGTACTCTGGCGTGGTTTGCTTCTTGTGCTTCTTACCTATCGGGGCTACGTTGGATGCTTTGTGGTGACCAAAATTCTCATAGTCGTCCTCAAATAATCCGCCTCCGTAGGTGCCGCCTCCGTAGCCGCCGCCTCTGTATGGATTCCTGTAGGTACTTGGGCTATATACCGGCACGGGGTCAGCCTTGAGAGGATCACGATCTACGGGCAGGCTATCCCAATTGATTGCGATCAGCGCCTTGAGCAGTGCTGCTGCATGGGCATAGTCTTGTGTCTCTGACTTGCCGTGTTGTGACTCGTAGCCGACTCCAAGGTTAGTGCACTCGGCGATCACACCTCGATACGTTGCGGTGTCGGTATACACACCCCTGTTACTGGGCTCGTAGTCCATACCGTTCTCACTGAGTCTGGCCGCAAGGGCTACAGCAAACTTATCGCTACAGCACTCCTGTCCACGTTGATGGGTGATGACCTCGTTGTCTCGGGGACGATCAAAGGCAACTGCTACCTCGAACTGCCTGAGCAGTGATCGGTGCTTGTCCAGCATGGCTTTGGAGCCAACACATCCGACCTCCTCACCAGTGTGGAACATGTAGCCCCCAGGTACTTGAGCCTCGATCATGCGAAGCATCATCCACACGCCGACTCCATCGTCAGCCCCAAGACAAGTACCAACAGGGGAGTCCTTATCCAGAGCAATGATGCCGAGGATTGGGTCGTAGTTGAGCGACTTGAGCTTTTGGGTCAGCATTGGGGCGATCCCCTTCTTCGCTTTCTTATCCACGGGCATACCTACGAGCAGTCCCTCGGCGGCGGCATCGACTGTATCGATGTGACACGAGAAGAGAGTAGTGGCTGGCTTGTTAGCGGAGGTCGGTATGTGAACGTACCGCACCCCTTCGGCGTAGACCGCAGTCGTTGCGTTGGGTCCCATGAAGGCGATGATCTTCTCATCTAACCACTTGCGGAAAAGCGACTCGGCTGCTGACTTATGAGGGCGAGGCCAGAAGAGGATGTCTGCAAGTAGCTGGTCTACCGCCTTAGGAATCTCGTGCTGCGGTCCAAGAAGGCTTGGCCCTGCCTTTGGGATTACTGCGGGAGCGGCAAACATCTCGGGTGTTAATGTTGTAGTCATGTTGTAGGTCTCAGTTAGTTACGCGGTTGTAGTGGACAACTCGTCCACCGATGTAAGGCGCTGCTGTCCGGCAGCTTCCATTTCTTTTTGCTGGATCATTCCCAGCAATGTGTCGCAGTAGCCAGTAACCCAAGGCTTGACGGTGTCGTAGTACCTAGCTTGCATACGCTTGCCAGATGTGTCGTAGTCACGCTCTAGGATGTTGCGGCCATCTGCATCGTTGCAGTCAAGGCTCTTGATGAGATGCGCACCGCCAACGTAATCAGTCCAGCTCATGTTCGATCTGCCGATCAGCACTGAGTCGCCTCGGTCGTTCGTACCAACCGCCCACTGGCCGTGTCCATACTGACGTAGCATCCGCATGGCCGTATTCTGAACAAGCATCACCATCAGGTTAAGAGTCTCGATGCTTGCACTTGGCTCAAGGGCTACCATGGCACGCTCTGCACTCTGCACTGGGTCGTTCTGACGGAACATCTCAAGTGACCGCGCTAGGCTCAACGGCTCGTCCTGTGCTACGTACCAGTAATGAACGCCGAACTCGACACCTTGGTGAACCGAGGACTTAGCGTGCCACGTGCCATCGCACTCGACGAACTTGCTTGCATGCATCGCCGTGT